AATAACGTCGGAGTAGGCACTGCTGCTGGGCAGAATATTTGCGGTGATCATAATATTGCGTTAGGCGCGTATGCGGGGGAAAATACTTCGGGAGGATCCAATATTGCTTTGGGAATAGATGCAGGCCGCAGTAATAAAGGAAATACAAATGTATTCATTGGTTGGTCGGCGGGATTTAGCAATTCTGGAAATAATTGTATAATCCTTGGCAGTAATTCCAATACTACTTCTAGTAATACAAGTAACAATCAATTCATAGTATATTCCTCTATTTGGTCTAGTCCAAATTTCCTACAAGGGCGTCTCGATTGTAATTTCCTGGGCATAAATTGCAATACTCCACGGTATACTCTTGATGTCAACGGAAGTGCAAACGTACAGACGAATCTTTTGATTAATCAACTACAAGGCGCTTCATACCCACAAACGCTTGGAACAGCAGGTCAAGTGTTGACTATATCCTCTGGAACAAATACTCTTTACTGGGCAAATACTCCTACTGCACAAGTATATGGATCATTTTCATTGAATACATCTTTAACATATTCAAATGTTGCTGTTGGGTTCAGTTTGGATACACCAGAAATCGCGGTTGGTTGTTCAATATATAATGCTTCCGGAATACGTGTATCCAACAGTGGAGTATACAAGTGTTCGTATTCACTTCAATTACAACATACCGGTGGAGGAGACCAATTAGTTTATTTGTGGTTACAACGGAATGGTAGTAACGTTCCGCGATCTGGTTCACAAGTACGATTACAAGGAAACAATGATGAAATTTTCCCATTCTGCGAATACATATTGGATTTAAGTTCAAACGATTATCTTCAATTAATGAGTAAAACTGGAACTGGAAATATAAGAGCGATTACCGACAGTATTGCGGGAGGTCCAACCGTTCCTTCGTTGATTTTCAACATCTATAAACTTGCATAAAAATAGATGATTACTGACACCCGAACAATACAGGATTTCCAAACATTTACATTTTCGGGCCATTCAAGAAAACTTGCTTGTAAATCTTTACAGGAAAGTATTCAATTGGGACACGCTGATTATGCTTGTTACTGGTCGCTTGAACTTCTTTGCTCTGGTCTAGTTCATTCATTGTGGTCTGTCTTTTTTGAAAGTGCGTCTCTATACATTCACCGCGCGTGTCCAAATATGTTTCCATATTTAATTACACAATATGAGAGGTTTTCAACGATAGAACAAAGTTTTCCCGTCTTGTATATTACAGAAATACGAAACCGCGAAGATGCAAGAAATATTATTGTAGAAACTGCGACGGCATTGTCCAGTGCAAAGAAACAGAAAACAGTGACGCTTCCAAAAATAAAACCTGAACACGATTTTCAACCAACCACTATTCAAGAAAACTTGCGCGCGACATCGCAAAATGTAGCATCCTCTTACTTGAAAGCAGACGACCCCTACGAACTTACCATTCCATTCAATGAATTTTGTTGGGCAATTCAAACAAAAGATACACTCCGGTGTTTATACTGGATGTCGTGGATACTAAAATATGCATCTCATCAAAAAAAGACAACAAAAAATACGGTCTCGTGTGCAGAACGTAGAAATCCATACGTGGATTCAAAATATGCACGCAATCTCGTGTGGTTGTTCTGGGATGTCATAAATAGAAATTCAAATAGTCATATTGAATCACTTTTTAAATTGTATTGTCTTCGTTGGGAACCCGGAAAGGCAAAAGAGAGACAAACATTCATGATTACGGCAGTGTTATTTGTAACCGAACACATTGATACGCACGAACCGCCAAAGAGAAATGAATTAGACATAGGAATGATGCTACAAAAAATACCAGATTTTATTCATACAATTGAAAATACAAAAAATACCTTTACAACAAGATAAATATGGCACTTGGATTCACTGAAAAGGCGCAGATTTCAGCATTTCAAGGACTGCTTTTCTATATTTTGGCAAATCCAATTACGTATTCGGTTGTAGACGGAATGCTTTCGACTATAACAGGACCGTATTCTAATTGGAAAGTCGCACATCGTGGCAACCCAACTGGATTTGGACTTCTTGTACATGCATTTGTCTTTTTCGGAGTGACGTTGGGGTTGATGTATGTGTAATTAGGAGTATGAAAACAGGTTCGTATGAAAAGATCTGCGGGCTAGTTAAAACGGATACACTTGTTATGCTAATTTTGTTATCAATAAGTAGACATGTATCTCTTTATTGATACCGAAACAACTGGGCTACCAAAAAAAAGACAAGATGCAGAAATAGAAGCTGGGATTTGGCCGGATATAGTTTCTATTGCATGGATTCTAACGACAAGCGACGGAACAATTGTTACAAGTTTCTATACAATCATTCTTCCAACTGGATGGATTATCCCCGCAGATTCTACGAGAATACACGGAATAACAACACATATCGCAGAAACAAATGGACTCCCTCTTCGAACTGTTCTCGGCAATCTATTCTGTTCTGTTGTAAACAATGATGTTCAGATTGTAGCACATAACATGAGTTTTGATAAAAATGTCATTATAAATGCTCTAAAATGGAGACTTGGTATGGATACATCTAGAATGTTCAAAAATACATTCTGTACGATGGAAGCAGGGCGTAGTATTACTAAACTGCCCGGAATCGGACGAGAGCTATACCGATGTCCTAAATTGTCTGTTCTATATTCTCATCTATTTGGAAAAGAACCCAATATTGAACTTCACAATGCATTGAATGATGCATTTATATGTATGAAGATCTATTTCAAGATAAAGAATTTACCACCAGAACCCATTATTCAGGTAAGCAAAGATGCTCTTCCGCCGATATCTTCTAAAAAATTATCCCTTTGTCTTGCCGAAACCGACGAATGAATATAAAACAAGTTTTATTTGGAGTGGTTTAAAATGTTTGAATCCGCATATACAAAAATGTTATGTTTTTTTACCTGCGGGAGAACTCATTGAGAAGCAGGAAATAAAATATCCAGACCATCTATCTCGGGTTGACTACTTGGAAGAAGTGCACGTGAAAATTTATAATGAAAACATGTATTCTGAAAATGATGAATTGTTTATCAAGTATGTGATTGGTTCAGAAGCAGTAGACAGCAGTTCGTCGCAACTGCTTGAAGTTGAAACTCGCCCTTTGACACAGAGACGGCAGCTGTCAGTGCATGTGGAAGAACAGAATTCACCCAGCTCACCGCCGTATCCTTTGCATCCTGATGTAGAGAAGACATTTGAACGCCTTCTTTCACAACACGCAAAACAAGTTCTGCCTTCTGAACCCCTTTCAAATGTGTAGACATCTGTTCAACGCAAGACGCCACACGCAATGCATACTTCAATATTTGTCCATTTTCAGAAAAGTCGACATTTGACGGAGATAACAATTTAATGGTTGCTGCTACATCTGTTTCTGTTGCCATGTTTAAAATACTCTGCGATAATTATTTTTGTAGAATAAATGGACATTGGTGATATCATATATCTTTCGTTTGCCACACTGTTGGTAATTATTTTACTGCACCTCGGGGTATTTTGGGTTTCCAGAGTAATACAACCACCCAAACCTAAAATCGTATATGTTCAACAGCCTCTTCCGCCCCAGCAACCAGTTTACAAAGAACCCGCACAAACAGTACAAGTACCGACATATGACCCCCCGCCCGTTGCAGCGCCTTCGGGACCTATACCGCTGGGACAATTGCCTCCACCTATCGAGACGCGGCAATCCAAGTAATTATAACATAAAAGTTCCCCAGACGAAAGGAACGCCGGGGTGGCTGTGTTTGACGCGAAATGATCGCGGAGATCCAATTGCTTTACTGGTCCAGCGACGAGAGAATCCAAAAATTATAAAGGTAAGATGTGTTCTGGACGAAAGGTGCTTTGAAGACTCTATTCTTCGTGTGGAATATACATCTTCATCCATATACCTCGCAGATATATGGATGTGGAATGCTTTGAATGTGTTTAATGTTACTCATTTTTCGTGGAGACAGAATTTACTGCGTAAAATATATGAAGAACTGTATACAAACTGTCCATTGTTTCAATCGCACGAATTGCTACTACGAGAAAATATAACAGATGTTCGTGGATATGAATATTACAATGATAAAATAGGTGGACACGCAATTTTTGTAGAAAACCACAAGGAGGATGGTGTATTTGAAATTACAGCCACAGATATTCCAGATGTATATAAACTTTCAAATGGCGGATATCTACGCGTTCGTACATTAAAATTGTCAAGAACATTGCGATCTCTCGGAAAGACATTTACATTAAAGTGTAAACAAAACGAAGACAATACGTGGTCGCCCGTGGAATTATCTTGATCAAAATTACGGGGTTGAAGAAATTAAACATAATAGATGTCGCTTCATGTGACCGCCCGACGTTCTATATATAATGTAAAAAACGTCATTCAAGCGAAAAAATGGTCATTTGTTGCAATATGTATGCGAACCCATCAAAATGACATTGTATCCATACCGATTGATACGACAAGAAACGATTGAAATGGTTGTACAGCATATCAGAGCTTATGTATACAACGCAATGAATGTCAATGTAAACATAGTCTTAATGAATATAAATTTTGTATACCCTTAGTGAATGCAGAGTCAATAACGTGGGTAAAAAATGTGGACTTTGTTTAGTAGGCAATATACTTTTAGATTTAAAAACCCCCTTTGAATCCAAAGTTGTACGAGTAATACAAGAAAAAGATTACGAGTATTTAAAATAGTAAAGTCTCTGCGGAAATATCTCAATAGAATACAAATGGTGCATCGTACTCGCAAGACTCAAAAAGGACGTGGTTATGGATTTGGTGGTTCAATTTTGAGCGATGCGGGTGGATCAAATGCTGGAAATCCGCTGTGGAGCAATACTGCTGGAAGTGATTGCGGAATGTCATCCGCAGAAATGAACCGTGGAGGCAACAATACGCTGGCAGGTGGTCGTCGTAGAAGAAGAACGGCTCATACGGGGGAAAAAATGACTCGTAGAGGAAGAAAGACGAGTCATAAGAGGAGAAAGACAGCGCGGAGAGGCGGATCTGTTCTTGCGCTTCAACAACCGCGCGCAGGGTATACATTTACAGGCGAAGGAGTTGCAGGAACATCGGATACTGTCCCTTCCCCCGCATACACAACATATGTTTAAAAAATAGGATTATACTATAATGGTGAAGAAGAGTAATACAGATACTCTTATTGCATTGGTCTTACTGTTAGGAGTGACAGTCTTTCTTGTTCAAAGACGACTTGGCTACATTGCATTTTGGCCAATTGTTATTACGTCAGTTTTAGGATATGGAATTCGCATGCCCCTCACGATATCTGCGGTTCTGGCAATAGGAACAACTATTGTAGTTATACTGATATCGGGACAGCTCGCCCGAGAAGGATATGAAAATCCTTCAAAATCACAGGATACAAAGGATTCAAAAGATCCAGAAAGTCATTCAACTACACGATCAAAAGAAGGACAAATTAAAGACGAAGATCTAGATGCGCACATTGACGCAGGGACCACAATTTTACATGCATTTCAAAAACTGAAACCCGAACAAGTGTTACAAATGAGAGATGACACAAAAGAGCTTATGGAAACTCAAAAACAATTAGTTGAAACACTTGCTTCACTTGGACCCCAAATCAAGCAAGGTGCAGATTTAATGCACAGTTTTCAAGATATGTTTGGCGGCAATGTATTAGATGTCATTAAAAAGGAGTGACATCCCTGCCGCCCACTTGAATAATTGATGGTTTTTATCCTTTGAATGTATGGCAATTGTTGGAAGTCTTAAACAAACAGTCAACAATTTCCAAATCATGAGTGTAGTAGAAAGTTGATGATATTCTAAAACACACATCCACTCTGACAAACATTCCCAAAACACATGTAAACTTGACACGACATAAAATACAATCTGAAACCACGAAAGTTTTAATTCACCGCCGAAATATGTATACAGCGAAGGAAATCCAAAAAACATAATCCAAAATAAAACATGGCCAAATGGCTGCACAATAAGAGTTGATATAGTAGTTAACCTATCCAAGAAATTTGGACTGTCATATTTTTTCTGTAACTCAATATATCTCCACACCGCCTTCCCGTGATTTTCGTGTCTAGTCATTCTTTTTATCATCTTCTTCTGACCGCTCTTCATTTTTCTCACCAATTAAAATACCATCAGAAGGAAATTCTGTTTGTTCAAACGTTGTTGGATGAATGTAGACCCAAGGTTTTTCTCGGGACTCTGGAATTAGATAATGAAGAAGATCAATATGAATTAGATTTCCCGCGCATACAAATGAACTCATAAACCCAGTGAAGTCAATTATATCATCGCCGTCTTGATAGCCGATAAATAACCAAGGAGCACGAGGACTCTCAAAAAGATCTTGTACCCTATACCCGTCTCGGTGAACTTCTGACCAATGCACTGCTGCACGATATTCTTCGTGCATACCCTTTATTTTATCAACGTAATGAATCATTAACGGGTAATCTTCTGAAAAACACAATTCTTCACGCGTATTACTATGAATAAAATCCCCCGTTTCAACATTACACAGTCTCCACGTACTGTCGTATTGAGTATCTGATGGTATAAACCATTCTACAAAATTCAAAATGGCACGATATGCGCGAATGCCACACAGCATCATTCTTCCTGAAAACTCCATTATATTTTTACAATGGTTAATACGTAAATGTTTCCTTTAACTTTGATGCCATTAAACGATCAAGTTGCAGACCCATTGCGATAGAAGTTGCAAGAGCCGTAGTGACAAACGGAACTGCCATTATGAACCATGAAACAACGCCCAGATCCAGACGACAGAGTAGATCAAGAATAAATACAGTTGCACCGCCAAAAATTACCTTTGAACCAACCGTCAGCCAAGCAAAATCTGCAACATCAAACCCGAGTTGAACGGTAAGAAAAAGGGCATACAAAAGTGCAGGTGGACACAGGGAATCAATAAATCTCATTTTCGTGTTTATAAATAATCAATATAAAAATGGGCGATGATTCAAAAGTTATGCAAGTTATTCAGTTTACAGGATGTACAGAAGAAGTTGCAAGAAACACATTGGAATCGGAAAATTGGAATGTAGTTGATGCAATTGATCATCTTACAACTGTTCCAACCATTTCTGGAAACAAGTATATTCCTTCTACGCCAACAATAAATGATCAATTAAGTCCTGACGTTCGTGAAAAAATCAAAGAAGCGCGTAAACTTGCAGATTTATTTACTTTCGCACCACGAAACGACCTCCGCGGAAAGGCATCGCATTACCCCTCGCAGGAATCGCCGGCACAGAAGACGGAGTAGAAACAACGACACCCTTGTTTTCGGGCTGTTTTGGAGCAAATTGGACTCCGTATTCATTAAATTTACGTATGATGTCTTGAATATCTTGAAAACAATTCATGTTATACGTTGTCTCGTATGCGCGGTCTGAATACTCCTTGTAGGTCACGGGGTCGTCTAGACTTTCAATTGTATTGAACCATGAAGACAAATCTCCATAATCCAACATGAATTGAGACGTTTCAATCCACTCACACATCCCTTCGGTGCTTCCCGATGGTCGTGCGTGCGGACTGTCTCTTGCCATCGGTTTTGTATGCAAAACAGGGATCCCGTTATACATTGCTTCAAACGCAACACGTCCCCAAGATTCATATAACGATGGAACGAGCAAAATACGAGTATCTTTTAATATATTACGTATGTCGTCTTGTATGTCTATCCATTTAATGTTTGGTATATTTTCTGGGACTTTCACACCATTGTAATACGGACGTACACCAAGGAATTTGCGATCTGGAAACTTTACAGCACATTCAATGAAGAGTCCGAGACCTTTCATTAAATTTGCGTTAATGAGCGTAATGTATTGACCCGTTGGAAGTGTTCCTCGTTCATGCATTTTAATTTCATTTTCAAGCATAATCGGTCGCACGGATTCAATCGTCTTGAATGTCGGTGAAATTGAAATTCGTGCCTTTGTTTCTTCTGTTAGATGTCTACTTACAATCCACAGAAATTCTGCCCAGTTTCCTTCTCGCGAATATGGAACAATGGTATCTAGATTTTCTCCAAAATGCATCGTCACTACGAGTGGTTTTTCAAATCGTTCATTTAATTTACGTACAAGTTTCAGGAATGGGTAATGAGGACTTGACCACACAGACGCGCCTTTTAACTCGTTTTCGGCATTTGTATAGAATGTCCACGAAATGCCACGATAGACTCCGCGAATGGGCTGTCCCGCTCGTCGCGTAGTTACAAAATGCACTCCATGACCACGACGTTGTAATTCTTTTGCAATTGCAATATCGTGAAAAAATGCACCGCAGGGATCGGGCATTTGTTGCGCAAAAAACACAATTTTCATTATTCAGTAGTTACGACTGCCTTTTGACGATTAAGACGCGTCGGATCACCTCCACGCGCCCATGTCTGTTGAAAATTATTTACTTCACGCATATCGTCGCGAACCGATTGTAATAGGGGGTCAAATTGATTCGGGAAAAATTTATCAGTTACCGTAGAGCACTCTTTACGAGTACGAACGGGAAGACTCTGTATCAATTGGCTTTCCGTGTCTTTTTTTGATGCAGATGGCCCCCCTGACATCCAAGGAGTTGTCGCCCACGGCCGTGGGAATAATTGCTGATGACCTTTTGCGCGTTGGGTTCCTGGATCGCCGAGCATCAATCTTGAATATAAATCCACATCACAACCGCCCGCCGCGGTATTTCCAAAATTACCAGTGTAATTCATTGTCACAAATTGAGATGCCCAGCTGGAATTAGAATCAAAATCTTGACAAGGTGACGGAACAGGACGAGCAGTCGTCATCCAGTAGGATTGTTGTGCTTGATTGTCCTTGAAATCATACTGCATCTGACGAATGTCATTTTTCGGTCGTGTCGGCGCATAAAACCAAGAAAGCGGATTATCTGTTTGCGGTTCTTGTGACGTCATTACTAGAATACAATAAAGAAAAAACGGATAGATAGACTCTCTGAATAAACATAAGACATCTTTTGATTGAAAATGTTGGCACCGTGCGATTGGATAGACCACGATGAATATGGCAAATATGTTGTAGAAGTACACGGAAGGACAGACGAGTTAGAATGTGCAGTATTGAAAATTCAAGGATATCGTCCGTACTTTTATGTTGCAGAAGAAATGGAAATTCCAGTATTCCAAAAGATTCTGTTAGACGCGGAGATCAAGGCAACCATTCTGCCACAAGAAAAGTATGATGTATACGGTGGCTTCAACTTTTATGAAAAGACCCGAGTTTGGAAATTAGAGGTTGATAGTTTAAAAGACTATCGCAATCTTGTAAAAGTTGCCAAATCAAACTTTACTCGTGTATATGAGGGGAATTTGCCACCTCTTTTGAGATTTTATCACGATCACAATATCGTTCCTGCGTCTCCTCTTAAATTTACTCCTACTTCAAAACTCAAAGGTGAGAAAAAAGGTTGGAACGTTCATCATACGAATATCAAGAGCGATACAACAAATGACACACCTCTTAAAATTGCCGCATATGATATTGAGTGTATGTCAAAAAGTGGTCAGTTTCCAATTGCATGCAAAACATGGAATTACATTGTTGAAAAAATATTGAACGACATTGACGATGCTCCTGAAGAAAAAACATTGACAGAAATCTTTCAAGAGAGACTTTCAATAGAAGGGTGCACAAAAAAGGTAAATCTTCTTGGATTTCTAAAACAAGAACGAGTTTTGAATGCAATAGACAACCGAGACACACACGTAATAGAAAAGGGTCTTGCAGAAGCAATTGGAAGTGAAATCGGCGATCCGGTAATTCAAATTGGAATCACTATCCGTTGGTCAAATTCAATGTTTACAAATACCCGCAGACGCGTGTTTGTTCTTGGAAGCGTTGTAAAACATCCAGAATATGTTTCTTGTCTCACAGAAGGCGATGTCATTGAATCCTTTATGGAGTTCGTTCAGCAAGAGGATCCGGATATCATTTGTGGATACAATACATATGGGTTTGATGATAACTTTCTATTTCAACGTGCAAAATTATGTAACGTAAAACTCAATCTTGCACGAACATCTGTGTGGGGTGATCCTCTTGAAAGAAAGACATTTGAATTGGCGTCTGGAAAATATGAAGTAAACTTTATCAAAACTCCTGGGCGGTTGACAATCGACCTGCTTTTGAATATTCGTCGCGAATACAGTTTGGATTCGTATAAGTTAGACAATGTTGCATCTACATTCCTTCGCGATAAGGTAACGGATGTAATCAATGGCACTGAAATACATACAAAAAACACTCGCGGTCTCTTTGCGGGAAACTACGTACGATTTGATGTTGTCGGGAATACAATAAATCCATACAGAGATGGAGCAAAATTTATGGTAAAAGAAGTTCTACCAAAGAAATTTATTATTGAACTTCCAGATAGCGAAACGTTGTTTAACGATCTGTCCGTAGAAGACAGGAAGTCTCTTGAATGGTCGTTTACAAAGGATGATGTATCTCCGCAAGAACTGTTTGCTCTGTATGAAGGGACAGCAGAAGATCGCGCAACCATTGCAAAGTATTGTATTCAGGATTGTGATCTTGTTCTGACATTGATGGCAAAGTTGGATACACTTGTAAATGCACGTGGTATGGCAGATGTATGTTTTGTTCCTCTTCAATATTTATTCTTGCGCGGTCAAGGAATTAAAATCTTTTCAAGAGTTGCATTTGAAGCATCTCAACGAAATCAAATAATTCTTACACAAGAAAGCTTTGATGAAGATACAAGTTACGAAGGTGCTATCGTGATTTCACCGAAAATCGGGATGTATCTAGATACACCCGTAGCGGTTCTTGATTACAATTCGTTGTATCCGTCTTCTATGATTGGAGAAAATCTATCGCCGGACACATTTGTATGTATGAAGACATATACTACACATGGAAAACTGATTGAGTATGAAGGGCTGCCCATTGAAAAGGTGCGAGGCATTCCCAACTGCCATGAGGTATCCTATGATTTGAAAGATGACAATGGAAAAATCATTGGAAAGCAGGTGTGTGTATTTAAACAGCCAGACGAAGACAATCCTCTTTCGGTAGGTCTTATTCCAACTGCGCTTGCTATTATGTTGAAGAAACGAAAAGAGGCGCGTAAAATGTTGGAAGCATGTACAGACGATGCCCAAAAAACTGTATACAACGGTCTTCAACTTGCATATAAAGTTGTTGCAAATTCAATTTATGGTCAACTTGGATCACGAACGTCTGCGATTCGTAAGGTATGTGTAGCAGCGTGTACAACGGCAGTGGGAAGACGCCAACTCCTGTTTGCAAAAAAAACTGTTGAGGAAGATTTTGGTGCAGAAGTGGTATATGGCGACACGGACAGTATCTTTGTAAAATTTCCGGGTAAGAATCTTGAAGAAACAATCAAGGCCGGTCAAGAATCTGCTGCACTCATTACGTCAAGGTGTCCACATCGTGCCTTCGTCATTGGGTATGAAAAGACATTCTTCCCGTTCATTCTATTCTGTAGAAAACGGTACGTGGGTATGAAGTACGAAGAAGACCCGACGAAATGCAAGAGGGCATCGATGGGTATTGTATTGAAACGACGAGACAATGCACCGATTGTCAAGGATGTATTTGGAGGGGCACTAGATATCCTGCTGGAACACAAAGATGTTGTGCGATCTGTCAAGTTTGTCAAAGAGATGTTATTAAAGGTCATTCGCGGAGATCTTCCATTGGACAAGTTTGCGATTACAAAACAACTACGAGATGACTATAAAGATCCCACACGAATTGCACATCGCGTACTCGCAGACAGAATGGCAGTGCGCGATCCTGGAAACAAGCCCAATGTCGGTGATCGTTTAAAGTTTGTCTATATCAAATCTGATAAGAAATTACAGGGGGATAAGATTGAAGAAATCTCATATGTCAGAGAAAGAAATATTCCATTGGATACATTGTTCTACATTACCAACCAAATTCAAAATCCAGTAGCCCAACTCTTTGCTCTCTGTATTGAAAAAATAGAAGGATATTCCGAACCATCGCCATCCTATCGTAAGAAATATCAAGAGTATTTTGAAAATCTCGGAGATCAAGAAGAAGCGACCCTACGTGTTCTTGCCGACAAGGAGAAACAATTGGATAGACTACTCTTCTTGGGAGCAGATTATCTACGAAACCCGATACGAAGCACTCGAACTGGACCTATGGATATGTTTGTCACGAAAAAGAAACTTTGAGAGAAAGCGTATTCTATCAAGTAATGTCAGTCGAACTATTACGTTTTTTGTCTGACACTGCATATGCGCGCACGGTTTTTTTTCGGACTCAAAGAGCACCCGCAGAGATTCGTTCATTTTTGGCAAATGAAGCAACTATGTTACGCATTGCGCAGAGCAATAGTACAACATCACTGACAACATTGTTGCTTGCGGGGTCAAGTGTTCCTTCATTCTTTGATCCAGTTATCATTGGTCTGTCATCACAACAGATAGAACACGCGACGTGCCCAGTTGAAATTGCGGAAACTTCACAAGATATCTGTTGTATTTGTCAAGAAAGTCTACATTCATCTCCTTCTTGTCAAATACGTCAGTGCAATCATAAATTACATCGTGCGTGTGCAACCCAATGGTTCACAATGAGTGTTCGTTGCCCAGTTTGTCGCGCAGATTTACGTGAACACAATCAAATGAATAATAATGGAACAACCTAACCTTTGTGTAGTGTGTACTCCGACATATAATCGGCAGTTTGCCTTGCAGTTTTCAGTGGCGGTTTTTAAAAGGCAAACATATAAACATTTACATTGGATTATTGTAGATAATTCTACCGACGACACAAACTGTTGGAAAGACATTCAAAATGAAACAGACATTAAAGTGACATATATACGCATATATGAAAAGAAACCGGTTGGATTTCTTCGCAATGTCTGCCTAGACGAAGCACGCAAACTCAATCCTGGATTTATTGCGTTTTGGGATGATGATGATTACTATGTTCCGCATCGAATTGAAAAGTCAATTCAGACACTCAGAGACAATCCACGACACGACATTATTGGTGTAGATGTCATGACTGTCTATTTGACACGTGAAAATATTATGATGGATGTTGGACCATATGGAAAGAATCACGCAACTGCGGCAACATATCTCTTTCGGAATAATGAAAACACACAAAAGAGACATTTTTTAGAGACTGCTGTAAAAGCAGAAGAAGGGACATTTACTCGGGATTGGACGCTTGACATGGTAATGCTCCCTGCAAAAGATGTTATTTTAGTAATTGGTCACGCACACAATACAGTAAACAAGAGTCAAATTTTCACAGAGCCTCGTAAATTTGGCGGTCGTATCCATAATTCAGACAATGCGAAAAATATAGCACGATTTCAATGGATTAAAGATTCCAGTATGTGGGAGATTTTCCGTAAAACATTTCTTGATGGTTGAATAAATCTTTAATTACATTTCCAGTGAGTGGGACGGATTTTATAACATCTGATTTTCCATATTGAAGTCGGTTCATAATTCTGCGAACATCAAATTGACATTCTTTTACTAATAATTGGAAATCTGAAAGTGGCATATCTCCGTGTTTTTTCAGATTTTCATAGATTGTTTTTGCATTCAAAGGTATGCAACGATGTATTTCTATATTTTCTGGCGTTCTTTTGAAAATAACGGGTATTTCGTTTGATGTCATCAATACAGGAACCCGTCGCGAGGTGTCTTTAATCCATTCCAAAATCTTTCGTTGTGCGTGAGGATCACTTCCATCTACTTCGTCTAAAATAACACATGTCTTTCTAGGAACTTCATATTTTAAAAGCGAAGTAAATGTTACCGATGCCATACAAGAGTCTCTTAATTTTTGGACATCTTCATGGGAACGAAGATTTCTCGATGCGTTTACTTCAAGAGGTTCATACCCAAGTGTTTTTGCCGCTGCAATTACTAGCGTAGTTTTTCCTATACCCGGTGTTCCAGATATCAATACCGCTTTTCCGGCTTCATTTGAATTCAAATATCTTGTCAATATATCTTTTGCTTCGGCATGACCAATGATATCATCAAATGTTGCAGGGCGAAATGTTTCAGAGAACATTATTAATTAATTACACAGACCTTTAAAGGAGGTTCCACATGCCCGTGCAATTTCACATTCTTGTCCTTGATACAGGAGTGGAATGTATGGTTTGCAGGTTGTCTCATATTGAGGGACGCATTCTCCGTTTACCTCTAACCACCTATCCGGACATCCCGAAATTTGCTTGTCTGCAGACAATACAATCGTAGGCCGAATGATCAAGTAAACATACATAAAGAGAGCAGATATTCCTAATGTGACGACAATAACAAGAAGATCTTTCAAGAAGGAATAGTTGCTTGTAAATAATCCACTCACCGCAGAGTAATAGTTTTCAAACATTCTTCTTTATTATAGTAATGGCGAGACCCGTTCCTGCGTCAGCGAGACCCGTTCCTGCGTCAGCACGGCACGTATGTGATACATATTATAAAACAACTTTGAACCCAATCGTTCAGCATCACATTGATTCATTTAATGATTTTGTAGAGCGTCGCATTCCTGTTTTTCTAAACGCAACAAATCCCATCAATCTGGTTCTTGGAGACAATCGTTCCATCCAAGTGTATGTTGGAGGCAAAGATGGAAATAAGATTGGATATCGCCCTCCGCTGGATGAATTAGAAAATGCAATTGTTCCAAATGTATGTCGAACAGATAACAAAACATATGCGCTAGATATTCTTGCAGATATAGACATTGATTACGTATTTCAAGACGGAATTGAGAATGTAACCTTTGAAAAGGTTCGCATTGGTCAATTACCTCTGATGGTGCGCTCTAAGTTTTGCCATTTGTCTGCATTGACCCCCGAACAAATGTACGAGCAAGGCGAAGACCTGCATGAACTGGGTGGATATTTTATAGTAGATGGAGGAGAAAGAGTGCTTTTGACGCAAGAGAGGCTAGGAAACAATCTTTATTACGCAGGAAAAAGAGCTGTTCAAACAAGTCAAGAAGAAGAACAAGTTGGAGGGAAAACAGAAGAGCGAGGTGAGCAACACGAATACTATGCAGGAATACGAAGTATATCCGAAGACGGAACTCGCGGGCCGTATTCTCATTACTTAGTGATTCCCCCCGGAAAAAGACAATTAACGTTGCAGGATATTGAATTGAGAGGGATTGGAGATCCAGGAATTACTCGTATTCGCGGTGTTGCGGTCATTACGCTTCCAGGATTTAAAATTCCTGTTCCAATCATTTCTATTTTACGAGTTTTGGGATTGACAACTGATAAGGAAATATATGATTCAATACTTGCAGGGATTCCGCAACAAGACAGAACATTATACGATGACTTATTTATGCAAATAATTCTTTCAAACGAAAAAGAAGTAGAAAATGATATTGAAACTCTTCGCGTAGCGACAAAAACACGTAGTCAAGAAGAGGTCTTTTACAACCTACAAGTGATGTTATTACCTCATATTGAAATAGAAGCAGACGAAGACACTGCGGGTCTATATCGTCGCAAAGCATATTGTCTAGGATACTTACTCCGTCTTGGAATGGAAAATGCACTTGATATACGACCCCCAACCGACAGAGATCATTTTCGGTTCAAACGATTCGATGTGTCGGGAGACTTATGTTTTCAAGAATTCAAAAGAATCTACAAAGAGGTGTCAAAAACTATGAAATTAAATATGGATACACGTGTTCACTTTGAAGAAAAATTATATGGTGGGCGTGGAATTGTCAATCTCATTCAACGCGAAAATATTGGAGCATACTGGAAATCTTACATGTTCATTGCAGAATTTAGCAAATCTTTCAAAGGAAAGTGGGGAGGCAAAGACGGTATATCGCAAATTTTATCCAGAGTATCCATGTTGGGAACAATATCTCAATTGCGCCGTTCCTCGTTGCAAATGGATTCATCTATAAAGGCATTGGGAGCGCGAAGATTGCACGGGAGTTCGTTTGGATTTACGTGTCCATCAGATGTTCCAGATGGTCGGAATGTAGGCATGATTAAACATTTTTCATTGTTGACAAATGTATCAACCCAAGCACCTTCACAACCAATCAAGAAACTATTAACAGAATATTCTGAATTCAGAACAACATCTACTATCCACCCTGCTACATGGAATCCTTCGTGGACAAAAATATTTATCAATGGAGATTTATATGGTGTAGTAGGCGGACGTATGACGGATATTTATACAAAACTTGTAGAATATCGACGAAGCAACCCGGGGGCAATATCCGTTGCTTGGAATAGAACAAGTAATGAATGCAGTATTTCAAGCGATCCTGGAAGACCGGTTAGACCCATATACAGACCCGGGATTACACAAGATGCTGTATTGTCAAAAAGTACGTGGAAAGAACTCTCTGGGTTGTTTGATTTTGTTGATGCAGAAGAATGTGATACCATAAAAATTTCAATGTCTCCATTTTCCCCGAGTCTTCCATCTGAAATTCACGGTGTATTTATGTTGTCTCCTTTATCAGCAGTCATTCCGTTTAGCAATCACAACCCCAGCCCCCGAGTTGCCTTTTCCTGTGCACAATGCAGACAGGGTGCATCTTGGTTTCATAGTAATTTTAACAAGAGATTTGATACAATTACGTTGGTGCTGAATGCTCCACAAAGACCCATTTGCGAAACGTGGGTATATCCACACATTCTTGGTCGAGGAGGGTGTATGCCATATGGTGAAAATGCGATTGTTGCAATTGCAATATACACTGGATACAACCAAGAAGACTCAATCTTGTTGAATGGAGATACATTAAAGAGAGGTGCATTTCAAACCACATATTTTCATTCCTATACAATCACCGAAGAACTCCTTGATCCAGTAAATCTTGTCCATACCGAAATAGCAAATCCAACAAAGAAGGCAATAAAATTAAAAACTGACAAAGATTACTCATTTCTTGACGACAATGGCATTATCAAGGTTGGAAGCCCTGTAACCGAAGATACAATTTTAGTTGGTATGATTGTTGGAGAAAAAGATGTCTCCGAAGTGCCAAAACGAGGACAAACTGGTAGAGT